GCTACAATCATGGAAGAAGTAACAGCTAAGCTTGATCAGTATCTCGACTATTGCGTTGAGCAGTGGATGGAAGATAATAAGCTTGCTATCGAGAATTCGCTACGCTCAGATATTGCAGAAGACTTCATCGAAGCTCTCCGCAATGTATTTGCAGAGCACTACATCACAGTTCCAGACGAGAAGATTGATCTCGTTGCTGAGATGAAGGCTGAGCTCGACGAGACCAAGGCTAAGCTCAACGAAACACTTGACGAGAAGATCGCTCTTCAGGCTGTTGTTGAAGAAGCAACTAAGGAAGCTGCTCTTGAAGAAGTTTCTGAAGGTCTAGCTGAGACACAGATCGAAAAGCTTCGCACACTTGCTGAAGGTATTGAGTACACAGACGAAGAGACATATCGCAAGAAACTCGAAATCGTCAAGGAGCAGTACTTCACAAAGAAGGCAGCCCCAGCTTCCACTGGTCTAATCACTGAAGAAATCGACGGTGAAGATAACACAGATGCTGGAACAACAGGACACACAACCCCGGGAATGGAAATGTATATGAAAGCCATTTCAAAGGGTGTAAAGTAATACTTTTATAAATAAAATTAGCTTCAAAAAAGCTTTTTAAGGAGAAGAACAAAAATGTCATATCTAGCAGAAGAAGTTCAGACAAAGTGGAAGCCAATCCTCGAGCATGAGGATCTGACTCCAATTAAGGACTCGCACAAGCGCGCTGTTACAGCTCAGATTCTTGAGAATACTGAGAATGCAATTCGCGAAGCACGTGCTTCCATGTCCGGCGGTTTCCTTGGTGAAGCTGCTCCAACCAACTCGGGCGTTGCTCCAGCCGGCTCTAACGTCGATGGCTTCGATCCAGTTCTTATCTCGCTCGTTCGTCGTGCAATGCCAAACCTAATGGCTTACGATGTCTGCGGCGTTCAGCCAATGACAGGCCCAACAGGTCTTATCTTCGCAATGCGCGCACGTTACGACCTACAGAACGGTGCAGAAACTTTCTACAACGAAGTTGACACCGGTCACTCGGCTCGTGGTGGTGCTAACGCATCTGCTACCGACGCTGGCTACGACGTAGCAACAGACGTTGGTGGTGCTGCTAACACAATCGGCACATCCCCATCGGCTAACACAAACGCTAACAACGCACTTTACAACTTCGCAGGCGGTATCAAGACAGCTCTTGCTGAAGGTCTTGGTTCGACATCTACATCGATCTTCCCAGAAATGGCATTCTCGATCGAGAAGGTTTCGGTAACTGCTAAGAGCCGTGCTCTCAAGGCTGAATACTCGCTAGAACTAGCTCAGGACCTCAAGGCAATCCATGGTCTTGATGCTGAGACAGAACTGTCGAACATTCTTTCGGCAGAAACGGTCGTTGGTCGGTTGAAAAGTTCAAGGGCCTTATGTTCCAGGTCGAGCGTGAAGCTAACGCAATCGCAAAGGCTACCAGACGTGGTAAGGGTAACATCATCATCTGTTCGTCGGACGTTGCTTCCGCACTTCAGATGGCAGGTGTTCTTGACTACGCTCCAGCTCTTAACTCGAACAACCTCAACGTTGACGACACAGGCAACACATTCGCAGGCGTTCTAAACGGCCGTCTCCGCGTTTACATCGATCCATATGCTGGTTCGAACTACATGGTCGTAGGTTACAAGGGCTCGTCGGCATTCGACGCAGGTCTCTTCTACTGCCCATACGTTCCACTACAGATGGTTCGTGCAGTTGATCCTAACACCTTCCAGCCAAAGATTGGCTTCAAGACCCGCTACGGCATGGTCGCGAACCCATTCGCAGAAGGCGCAAACGAAGGTCTTGGCCGTCTCAACGAAGACACCAACGTTTACTATCGTCGTCTTCTTGTTAACAACCTCATGTAATAATGAGAGTTGGGTTAACCAACCAATAAAAACTGAGAGGGTCGAGAAATCGGCCCTCTCTTTTTGTCTATATAAATATAGTATTCGTCGGCCACAATATGCTTATATAGATAAACGAGAGTAGAGGCAAGCAAAAAATGCCATCATTTGACCAGAATAATCTTTCACAGCTTAATTTTAAGTTCAAGCTTGAAAGAACACCTGAAATAGAATATAGAGCACAGTCAGTGCAACTACCAGGGATGAATCTTGGTACAGCTCCAGTACCCACGCCTTTCGTACCTATTCCAATGCCAGGTAATCTAACCTACGACGATATCACTATTAACTTCTTGATACTTTAGAGCAGTATGAGGATTGGCGTTCCGACTGTACGCTGTTTATTTTAAATAGCAATCTTACGCCAAATATTCAAGTACGTTTTACTGATGCTTACCCAATTAGCTTGACTGGCGTCGAGTTTGATACTACACTATCTGAAACGCAATACGCAACAGCTTCTGTAACATTCCGCTTTACAAGATGGTACATTGAAGTCCTTTAACAGTTGATTTTAAGCCAAAAAGTGCTTATATTCAAATTGTATACTATTAGAGGACTATATGAAGCTAGAAGATATTCTTACACTCTGGGAACGTGATGCCGTAATCAACCGCGATGAGCTTGATAAAGAATCGCTCGACGCATCTAAGCTTCACCAGAAATACCATAAAATTTATACGCACGAACGTCTGATACTACGTAAGTATGAAATCGAACTCAAGCAGCTTCGTCTTGAGAAGTTCGAATTCTATACGCAAGGTCCTACGAAAGAGACAGTCGAGAAAGGCTGGCAGCTGCCACCGGCTGGAAGAATCTTGAAAGCAGAGGCTAATACATATGTAGACGCCGATAAGGATATTGTAGAGCTTACGCTTAAGATCGGCATTCAACATGAGAAGATAGAACTTCTTGAATCTATAATCAAGTCCATTATGAATCGCGGTTTCCAAATTAAGAACGCGATCGAATGGATCAAGTTCCAAAGTGGATTTTAATGTCTGATGTACACCTAGAATACTTTAACTCAGCTTATTGTAAAGTGAGATGCGAACCAGGCATTCTCATGGAGCTATCTGATTATCTGACGTTCTTTAAGGACAACTATAAGTTTGATCCTAAGTTTAAAGCGCGTGTATGGGACGGCAAGATTCGGCTCGTAAACAGAATGACGCGTATGGTATATGCCGGACTAGCGCAGCGCATTAAGAAGTTCTGCGATGCCAGAGACTATACCTTCACATTCGATGATGAGTTTCTTTACGATAACGTCTCTGTAAAAGAAATACAAGACTTTATGAAGTCTTTGAATCTACCCGACTGGCTAGAGATTAGAGACTATCAGGTAGATGCTATTGTTAAATGCCTTCGTTCTAGACGCCGTACTCTTCTATCGCCTACGTCATCCGGTAAGTCGTTTATCATCTATGTCATCAATGAATGGTATAGACAGAAGCTTGGTACTAAGTCGCTTATTATTGTTCCAACAATCAGCCTCGTTAGACAGATGCAGTCTGACTTCGAGTCGTACGGCTATACTGGAACATTTAATACATCAACAGATGGGTTGAATAAAGAATATGATCACGAATATAATACTACAATCACTACCTGGCAGTCTCTGGACAATGGGAAGAAAAAGCTCCCTAAAGAATGGTACAACCAGTACCAGGTGGTGTTCGGCGACGAAGCCCACGGGGCGAAGGCAACGACGCTCATCAACATCCTCTCTTCGATGGAAAATACCCCCTATCGATTCGGCACCACAGGTACATTGGATAACTCCGATCTTAACAAGACGACGATCTACGGTCTATTCGGTGCACCGTATAGGACAACGACCACCAGGGATCTGATTGACGAAGGGCATGCTGCTGATATCAAGATCAAGTGTATTGTTCTCAAGTACTCTGACGCTGAGCGTAAGGAGTTTCATAAGCCTGTTCAAGATAAGAAAACTAAGCAATCTAGAAAGCGTAATTACCAAGAAGAGGTAGACTACCTTGTTGGTCACCAAAGAAGAACGGATTTTATTCGTAATCTCGCGTTGAGCTTAAAAGGTAATAAGCTTGTATTCTTTAGGCTTACCGAGCACGGTGAGATGTTATATGAAAGCTTAAAAGATCACACAAATGTATTCTATATCGATGGTTCCGTAAAGGGTAGCGAAAGAGAACTTATTCGTAAGGCTATCGAAGAGGAAGAGAACGCGATTCTAGTGGCTTCCCTAGGTACAACATCAACTGGCGTTAGTATTAACCGCCTTCATCATATGATCGCCGCGTCGCCTTCCAAGTCTAAGATCAAGGTACTTCAGTCGATCGGCCGTATGCTTCGACAGCATGATGAGAAGACGCATGCAGTACTATATGATATCGTCGATGATCTATCTAATGGCAAGCAGAAGAACTTCGTACTACAGCACTTTGAAGAGCGCGCTAAGATCTATGACTCTGAACAATTTGACTACAAAATCTATACAGTGGGGTTAAAATGATTATCGTAATGAAGCTTATCTCTGGTGAAGAAATCATTGGCAACCTCGCTTGTGAAACAGACGAAGAGTTTGATGCTCTGGAGCAATATGAATTAATGGAGCCGATGTGGATTGTACCTACCGAAGGTGGTGCGATGAA